AATTGATTGAGATCTTGAACCGAAATACAACAAATTTAGTCAATACGTCATGCGACGTTATGACGGGTATTAGCAGAAATGCTGATACCTTGGTGGCCGGGCTTATGCCGTTGGCTACAAATGCGGAAGCTAGCATGTCATCCACTTGTATGTGGATGAAGCTTGCCGCAGGAACAACGACTCTTATTTCCATCGTAGCCGCAAGTGGCCGGTGGTTTAAGCCTTCTTCAGAGCCCATGATTCCACATGCGCGCCCTGCCGAGTCGTTGAATCGAACCGCTGTCCTCGTGGGCGGACTGGTGAGTATGTTCGCCCTGATTACAGGGCCTTTCATTGGATTGAAAGCAACCAACAATATGGTCAGACCCATTCAAGATTGGTTGAAGAATGTACCCGGTGCGACGTGGGCTTATGAGTTTATGCAAAAGCTTTTAAGCGGAGTAGCGACGTTCGACGATTGCCCTCAACAACGAGTGCCTGATCCTGATAAGACGCCTACCTATGAGTATGCGTATGCCCCAGTACAAAGTGGTCATACCAAAGTGCCAGCCCCCAAAGGGTATACTGGAGAGCGTTTGCAAATCTGCAAGTATCAAGGACAGCACCCGAATGCCTGTGACGATATGTGTATGACACCATGGACCAAAGAATCCTCGGATGAGTACATCACCGCCAGCAGTGAGAACTCGCGAATGCGAGAGTTCATGGAAGACATGGACGAACTTCCACCTCGAACGGCAGGAATTGGAGCTTATGATGCAAGTAACTCAGAAGCTCTTATGGCCGCTGCGATGGAAGCTATTCCCATTGCCACCAAAGATATGGTGCAGGAAGGAAACCAACGTTTTTCAACTGGTTTCCATCGTACCTTCAACCCTATGTGTGCCAAAGGAGAAAAATTTATTCAAGGCTCCGAGGATATTCAACCTGAAGGACGGACTGAAGATGCAGCGATAAAGAATCGTGACCAACAACTGCGCGCCAATGTGGCTCGAGCTCAATCAGAGCTCGCCAAATGGCAAAACACAATGCGCGTTGAAGGTAAGACTTGTTCAAAAATGAGTGTTAAAGCTAAATGCGCTCCTGCGCATTGCTACACTGAATGCACCATTAAACACAGAAAATTTATCGATGGCGTGCCCGCTTTTTGCGCCGAATGCCGCCCACCCCCCACGGTGGAGAATAGGCATCTTCTAACGGAAGAGGAGTATGAGGACCTGGTTAACTCTGGAGGAGTACCGACAATGTATCGGAAAATCGAGAGTAATGGGCCCGACAGTCCTGAGAACCTATGTGAAAAAGGAGCTAAGGTAGCTAAACACTTCCTTAGTGGTTCTTGGGATAAGCTCGTAAAGTACACTGATCCTATTGTTGACGCAATGAAGACTGGTGCAGCCACAGTTCGCGACCAATTAAGCGAACACCCACTGGCTGTTAAAGTTCTAGCTGTGTCGGCATCAGTTTTGGTTGCAGGTTATCTAGGTAAGACAGTCTACAAATTGACCAAATCTAGAACCGCCACTACCGCTTTTGAGGCAGGTGTTGGTGTTGCCACAGTCCACGCTGTGAGTGAAGCAACCAAGACTGAGGGAAAGAAAGGCGAGCAATCCTACATGAAGCGGCGAATGGTTCGAAACCAAGTTCGTAGCAGAATTGGCGCACATCAATCGCGCCGCGACTACATTGACCCGTCTGAGAAGACAGCCGAGGCACTTGCCCGGGGTTTTAAGTCAGTCGCTGAGATGGAATATATTGACTCTCTTGAAGCTGATGATAACGTTCGTGCAGCTTTTGATGATGATTATGCCGGACCTAGTTCTGAACTGAGACGAGGACGTAACCGCCGGAACCAACGATCAATTCGTATGGGGGCCGAAGGGTTTCAAGAGCGCGTTAAAGAATGTATCGCAAGCTCAGTACCCCTACCTCCAGTGGAAAAAGCCAAATTAAGTGAGTTTGAGCGTCAAGTTAAAACGCTTGCTCCTGCTAAGGCTGAATTCCTGGGTACCGAAGAGAAGGCTTTGCCGCTTCGCACCGTTTGGGAACGAGTGAAGAATCAGGTTGACCCTGAAGACTTGATGGGATATACTAATCCTTTCAGAACCGAGAACATGTATGGCGTTTTTCGGTTGTTGGTTCAGAGCGAACAAGACGCAACACAATGGTCTTGGATTGCTCATGGCACGCTTGTAGCTAACAAGTTGTTTGCACCAACTCACTCACTCATTGTTGGCCGTCGTTACAGAATTTGTAATGCAAGTGCCAATATCTTGTTGGATGAAACTTTCTATCCAGTGACGCAAGATTTAAGCGTGTTCACAGTCAACAGCATAAAAGCACCTAAGTGGCGACTACGTATTCCTAAAGTTATGGAGAACGCAGTTATGTTAGCTTTCCATGAAGAAAGCGACCGCATGGTGCGAGTTGGCTCTGGCCCTGCTGCCCCAAACGGATACCATCGTATCCCGTCCCGCGCAGGCTGCTGTGCTGCCCCCCTCATTGACAACAATGGCTTCATTATTGGCTTCCACATTGGTGGAGCCTCTTCAGTGAATGCTTTTATACCTGTCAGTGAGGCTATGATGGCAGTGATCCCAGCAACCCACGCTACCCTAATTGGATTGGATTTTCCGTTGCGCCGCCCAATGTTGACACACTCAATGGATGCTGGAACAAATACCCAGCATTTTGTTTGTCATAGTCGCGTAAGCCGCTTCGAAGGGAACACTATTTTTCAAGAGAAACCAAAAAGCCTACAAGGACGCTTCCACAATGATGTGTTTGAGCATCTCACACATATGAAGCATGTAGATCCTTGGGCTTTGGTTCCAGTGTTCACCCTAGCACGTGGCGCTAAGATGCGTAATCGTCGCTCACGAAATTTTGAGCTTGACGAATTCGAACTTAGTTACGGAAACTACGATGAAGCTCGCGCTGAGTATGGACTGGCTTGTCCCAATTTGACGGCCTCTTATTTGTCCATCAGTAAGTATGCGAGATTGCGGCCCGCAATGAGTGACCCTAAAGTTGTCTGGGCACTCAACAGGGCGTATGGATTTTTATGTCAGCATTTTGCTCCATTTCTTCAAGACACTGAAGTAGTGTCACTTGATGAAGCTATTGCTTCTCTTGATATGACCACCTCCCCTGGAGTTGTCTGGTCACAGACATTCAAGAACAAGCGAGAGTTTTTCGAGAAGCCAGTCGATGGATTTGATCCCATCAAATGGTTGGCTGAAGATTGGGAGCGCCTCAAAAATGATGACTATGTATCAATTTTTGGTAACTCCGTGAAAGAGGAAATGCGCTTGCAGGAGAAGTTGGATCGTAACTCAATGCGAACCTTCACTGCAGGTCCAGTCGAAATGACTGTTCACGGTAACCGTTTGTTTCTGCACCAAAACCAGTGCTTTTATGAATCTGCCTTGAGTACATCATCCACTGTTGGTTTTTGCCAATGGTATGGAGGATGGGACGAGATGTTCAAGAAACTGCGTGTTTATCCAAACGGGTATGCTTTAGATGAGACAGAATATGATTCTAGTCTCTTCAGCGCCCTTATGTGGATGGTTGCCAAGTTCCGGTTTAAGATGTTAGTGCGGCCTGCTGAATTGGCGACTGACACAGAAGAAGCGACAATGCTTGGTGAGGACCAGCGGACGTTGCGCCCTACTATGGAAGAATACGCAGATACCAAGTTGCGTGTTCAACAGTTCTACAAGAACCTGATCAATACATTGGTCTCGACCATGGGAGGTACTGTTGTAATGAAGAATGGAGGGAATCCATCAGGAAGTTCGAACACGATAGTGGACAACACATTTTGTCTCTATTTGTTGTTGTCCTTTGCCTGGTGCATGAAAGCTCCTGAGGATCAGTGTGCTTATTCGATATTTGACGAGGAGGTTAAAATGTTACTATGTGGTGACGACAATACCTGGACCGTCTCGGATGAGTCGCACCCCTTTTACAACGCTAAATCGGTAATTGATGCCTGGAAAGCTTTGCGTGTTATTGCAACTACTGACACGTTGGAGCCCCGGAATCCAGAAGACTTGGATTATTTATCAGCTTACTCCCGAGTGTTAAACGGGAAGCTGGTGCCACGCTATCCTACATCTAAGTTGATGGCGTCACTTGCTTACTCGGAAAATCACTCACCACCAATCGCGCTAGCTAAAGCAGCAGCGTTGAGAATGAATGGGTGGACGAATGAAGAGTTTCTCTTGTACATCAACAATTATATTAAATTTTTGTTGGCCAAGTACGAGTTTCTCGATCGAGGAGCAGGCGGTAATGTTGATGTTGAAAATCTCTGTTTGGAGTGGCGAAATGCCAAACGCTCTATCAAGACAGACGACCAGATGATGTATTTTTACACTGGACGTGGAGACCGCAATGACGTCATGCACCCACAGGGCCGTGACATATGGCCTTCGCCTCCTGTCTACGGAACACCAGCTTATGAGGAATACTATAAGTGTGCTCTCCCCATAAAAACAATTATGTCATCTAAACAAAACAAATCCAAGCAGCCGGCGGGCCA